TTCTTTTAATACTGGCAATACTTTAGAAATTAATAGATGGTATCATATTGCTTGGGCATTTGATAATGCTCAAAAACAAAAACTAATTTATATCAATGGTAGGTTAGCTATTGCCGGCGCCCTAACAGGAGCTGCTGGTTATACTGGGACAGGCACAAATACAGCCATTGGATATTATCCGTGGCCTGGAAATCAGCAAGGACCATTAAATGGTTGGTTAGGCAGAGTACAAATGTATAACAGAGTATTAGCCCCATCAGAAGTATCCCAAATCTTCTCATCGCTTGCTGGCAGACATGGATATGGAATATGAGCGTACAATATAATCCTTCTGTTGTTTCTCAAGGAATAGTTACTCTATTTGATGTAGCTAATCCCAAATGCTATAACCCCTCCACACCTACAGTATTAAGTGATATGGTTGGCGGACAAGCATTAACAATCTACGGTAGTCCAACATACAATAGTAATGGGTATATTACATTTGGCAATGACCAAACAACGCAATACATGGAAGCTAATAACTTCTCCATTACTACCGGAGATCATACCATATCTTTTTGGTTTAGACCAACCAACATGACAACTCGTACTGATCAAACACCATTAACTTATGCAATCAGTGGGGATACAAATTATCTTTTAATGATTACAAGCGGAGGAGCAACAACTTTTAGAGTGTATAGAAGTAGTCTTTTTGATATAACAGTTCCAAGTATGGATAATAAATGGAATTTCTTTACTCGCACCCGCATACAAAGTACAGGAGCAGAAAGTTATTATATGGATGGACAATTTCTTGCATCAAGAACAACTCAGGTAGGATCTGCCACTGTGTCGGGAGGAAGACTTATCGTGGGACAAGAAATGGATAACTATACAACTAATACTTTTGATGCTAATCAAAACCTTGATGGGGATTTTAGTTTATTATTAATTCATAATCGGTCTCTAAGTAATACTGAAATCCAACAAAACTTCAATGCGTATAGAGGAAGGTACGGTATCTAATGGCCTTAGTTCATTCTCCTTCTATTATTACAGATGGTTTAATACTTTATAATGATGCAGCAAACACTTTAAGGCCTCGAGTTGGTAGTAGCACTCTAACACTCAACGGAGGCCTAGCTGATGTTGCCAACAATTACTATACTTTTGATGGAACAGACGATGCTATTGGAATAACAAGCTCTGTGTATAATGTTTCATATACCGGTAAAACTATTATAGTAGCAGCCTATATGGATTCATCCTATGGGTCTGGATATCGAGGAATGATTGGATCTGGAGCTAGTGGAAGTCAAAGAAATTTTAATTTTTATACTTTTGGATCTCCTGGAAGTTTTCAATATCACTTTTCTACCGGTAATGGAACTAGTAATTTTGGATCTTTTAATGGATCCAATTTAACTACACCCGCCAATCAATGGTTTATAGCTGCAGTCTCCCAAACCTCCACCACCGCTACATATTATCATAACGCGGCTAACGTTGGAAGCGTTGCTCATACACTAACCCAATACAATTCCGGAGCATTTACTGAATACTTAGGACGAGCTGATAACTTTTGGTATGGGCGAATTGGACTTTGGATGGTGTACAGCAAAGCATTGACAGCAGCAGAAATAACTCAAAACTTCAATGCTGTTAGAGGAAGGTATGACTTATGAGCGTAATAGCTGGACCATATGGCATTAATCCAATATTTAACGTTGATGCAGCCAACCTTAAAAGTTACCCGGGATCTGGAACGACGTGGATTGATTCAGTAAATAATAATAATCTTACAGCATATAATTCACCCACATATAGTACTAATAATGGTGGTATATTTAATTTTGTTAGCGCCAGCTCTCAATATTTTGCCAAAGTAACAACTGCAAGCGATTCCTTAGATATTAGCACTGCATTGACAATGTCTGTGTGGTTTAAAGCAAATTCGTGGCCATCGTTTGTTTATTTTGTAGCAAAAAACTTAAATGCTGGATATGGGGATCATCAATATGCCCTAAATTATGATCCTGGAGAAGGAGGGAGGATAGTTTTGCAATTGGCTGCTACAAACGTTGTATATAATGGGTTTGGAGCACCTATTAATGAGTGGATCAACATAATAGCCACGTGGAACGGAACAACTGCTACAATATATAGAAATGGTAGCATAGTAGCAACAGGATCAGCGTCCGGACCCCTTCCTTTTAAACCCAACTTCCTTATTAGTAGTCGAGCCACCGCAACTGATATTAGCGGAACAGCATTTCACATTGATGGTTCTATTGCCCAAGTGCAAATAAGTAATACTGCAATTAGCGGGACAGCTGCTGTACAATTATTCCATGCAGAACGCGGGCGTTTTGGTATCTGATAAATATACAATAATAGGGAGAAACATATGGCGGTTCCAACATCCAGAGCAGAATTTAAACAATATTGCCTACGTGCATTAGGATATCCTGTTATTGAAATTAACGTCGATGATGATCAAGTTGAAGATCGTATTGATGAAGCATTAAAATATTATGGGGATTATCATTTTGATGCAACAGAAAAAACATACTATAAACATCAAGTAACAGACTCGGATAAAGCAAACAAATACATTACTTTACCAGAAAATATTATTGGAGCTGTGAGTATTTTTTCTATAGGTGATCCATCTGTAAGATCGGATGATTTATTCAATATACGCTATCAGATCGCTCTCAATGACCTCTACACATTAACGTCAGTATCGCTTGTGCCATATTATATGGTCATGCAGCATTTAGCTACAATTCAAGAATTATTGGTTGGTAGACAGCCAATTAGATATACACGGCATAGAGATAGACTTCATGTTGATATGGATTGGAATACTCTCAATACCGGCGAGTGGCTTTTAGTGGAAGCCTATGAAGTAATAGATCCGGATACATTTACTGATGTATGGGGCGATCGTTGGTTAGCTCGTTATACCCAACAATTAATTAAACGGCAATGGGGTAACAACCTCAAGAAGTATGATGGTATGCAAATGCCAGGTGGCCTTACATTCAATGGTCAAAAAATATATGATGAAGCTGATTTAGAGATTAAAAAAATGGAAGAAGAAATGATTATGAATTATTCTCTTCCTGTTATAGATATGGTTGGTTAAAGACTTATGGCAATATCTACCTACTTTAATAATTATAGCTCCAGTATGGAGCAAAATTTGCTCCAAGAGCTTGTAGCAGAATCCATTAAAATAAATGGGGTAGATGTTTATTACATTCCTAGAACAACTGTAGCTAAAGATTCCATATTTACAGAAGATGCATTAAAAGAATATAACAGAGCCATTTTATTGGATGTGTATGTAAAATCCGTAGATGGTTTTGAGGGTGAAGGCCAGTTCCTACAAAAGTTCAATTTAGAAATCAGAGACACAATAACATTTTCTATATCTACTAGAACATTTCAAGACGAAGTTGGAATGTATGAGTCTACAGTAAGGCCTCAAGAAGGCGATTTAATTTATTTTCCTCAAGCGCAACGTTTATTTCAAATTAGTTATGTAGAAAAGTTTTCATTTTTTGTGCCTTTAGGAACAATACCGTTCTATGATATAAAATGTGAAATGTTTGAATACAGCAATGAGAGACTTAATACCGGTATCAGAGAAGTTGATAGTATTGCTAAAGAATTTTCTCTTGCTCTTAACATTGAGTCTATTACGTTAGAAGATGGGTTGGAGTTAAAAGATGAAGATGGATATTCCTTAATGCTAGAGTCGTGGGATATTGATACTAGTGATACTACATTCCAAAACGATGAAATTCAATCGTTTGCTAATGGATTTATAGATTTTAGCGAAAGAGATCCTTTCAGTGAAGGACTGTACTAAATGTTAGGTCACGTTTATTATCACGGTACGTTAAAAAAATACGTTACTTTATTTGGTACTTTATTTAATGATATTTTTATTAATAGAGTGGATACGACACATAATGTCATTAATACTATCAAAGTGCCATTACAATATGCTCCAAGAGAAAAAGTATTAGCTCGCTTAGAATCTGATCCTACCCTAACCAAAGCCGTGGCTACTGTATTGCCAAGAATGTCGTTTGAGATTACGACTATGATGTATGCCCCAACAAGAAAGCTACCGTCTGTTGGTAAAACTAGAAAACCAGTAGCAAATACATCTACAATAAAAACAGCATACAATCCAGTACCATATGATATATCTTTTTCCCTATACATTATGGTTAAGAATGTAGAAGATGGTACTCAAATACTAGAACAAATTCTTCCATTCTTTACTCCTGAATGGACATCCACAATTAATCTAATTCCAGAGCTTGGAGTCGTACAAGACATTCCATTAATATTACTAAACGTAACTCCGCAAGATACATATGAGGGTAACTTTGATGAGCGGAGAGTAATGACATGGACATTAGATTTTATCATGAAAGGATATTTTTATGGTCCAATACGAGAGTCAGGCGTTATTACTCTTGCTAATACTAACTTTTTTGATGCAAGTCTCTTTGATAATATCAATAGTGCTGTAGGAAATACAGAGGCTGTAAGTACCATTACAATTGTACCTGGTCAGACTGCAAATGGATTGCCAACATCAAATGCTTCTTTAAGTGTGAATAGAAATGAAATCTCAGCAAACAGCAATTACAGCTACATCACAACCCGTGGATAGTATAAGTGAGGCTTTAAACCTCGCTCCTCTTCCTACTCCCAATTCTTCTAGTTCTGTTGAAGTTGATCAAGTCCATGATGATTTTGAATATGCTCGCGGCAATATGATTAATACCATTGAAAAAGGTAACGAGGCCTTGCAAGGAATATTAGATGTTGCTGGCATGGGTCAACATCCTAGAGCATATGAAGTTGCTGCTAATCTTGTAAAGACAATGGTAGAAGCTAATAAAGAACTACTTGATTTACAAAAGAAAAAGAAAGAAATTGAAAAGATTGAGGCTAAAGCAAATCCTCAAACTGTAAATAATAATCTCTTTGTTGGATCTACTGCAGAGTTATTAAAAGCACTAAAGTCTAATAATATGAAAGATATTGAGTAGTAATGTCATACAATGGTAATCAAAATCTAGTAGGCATTAGAGAAAAACTAGAATTTTCCAAAGAACAAATTATTGAGTATGCAAAATGTGCTCGCGATCCTCTATACTTTATTGAAACATATGTTCAAATTGTAAACGTCGATCTTGGTTTAGTTCCATTTGATATGTGGGACTTCCAAAGAGATATTGTTAATCTAGTGAATAAAGAGCGTTATGTTATATGCAAGATGCCGCGGCAGGTTGGAAAGACAACTACTGTAGCTTCTGTTCTTTTGCATTATGTTCTTTTTAACGAAAACTTCTCCATTGCTATTCTAGCTAACAAACTATCTCAGGCTCGAGAAATTCTGGGTCGTATTCAATTAGCATTTGAACATCTACCTAAATGGCTACAACAAGGTGTAATAGAATGGAATAAGGGATATATTGAATTGGCTAATGGATCCAAGATCCTTGCTTCTGCTACATCGTCTTCTGCAATTCGTGGTACTTCTCAAAATATGATATACTTGGATGAGTTTGCATTCGTACCAAACAATATGCAAGAAGAGTTCTTCCAATCAGTCTATCCTACAATATCTTCCGGTAAATCAACAAAAGTAATTATTACATCTACTCCTAATGGTTTGAATATGTTTTACAAACTGTGGAAAGATAGTGAAGATGAGAGAAATGATTACAAGCGCGTAGACGTACACTGGTCTCAAGTTCCTGGTAGAGATGAGATATGGAAAGCTGAGATTATTAGAAATACGTCTGAAGAACAGTTCAGGCAAGAATATGATTGTGAGTTCTTAGGATCATCAAATACACTTATTCACCCAAATAAGTTAAGAATGCTTACCTACTCCAATCCAATTAAACAAACAGAAGATATTAAAGTATATCTTGAACCGGCACAAGGCCGATTGTATACACTTATTGCTGATACGTCAAGAGCTTTAGGTTTAGACTATTCGGCGTTTGTGATAATCGACAATACAGAGTTTCCATATCAAGTAGTAGCAGTCTATAGAAACAACACAATATCGTCCTTAATATACCCATCGATCATATATCAATTTGCCAAACATTACAACAACGCATATTGTTTAATAGAGTCAAATGACATCGGCAAGCAAGTTGCGGACATTTTATTTTATGAACATGAATATGAAAATGTGTTCTACACATCTACAGACAACAAACACGGCCAAAGGATTACTGGAGGCTATAGTGGATCTGCTCAACTTGGAGTAAAGACATCAAGGGCTGTAAAGAGGATTGGATGTTCCAACTTTAAGTCTATGGTGGAAAATGATAAAATATTATTAAATGATTTTGATTTATTGCAAGAATTGTATCGTTTTTCAGCAAAAGGAGACTCATATGAAGCTGAAGAAGGTCATGATGACTTAATAATGCCATGTGTTTTGTTTTCTTGGTTAATAGAACAGCCATATGTAAAAGAGCTTACAAACACCGACTTACGGCAAAGAATATATAATGATCAAGAGAGTATGATTGAGGATTCTCTCACCCCATTTGGTATAATAGATGATGGAACCGATCAATTTGAGGAGCCCCCCATCCTAGCTGTACCCAAAAACAACGATAGTTGGCTATTAAATTAGCGAAAATATAAATACCCCGAAGTCAACAAAAATAACCTATTTCTAGGGAGATAACTATGCCATTTCAAGTCAGTCCAGGCGTTAACGTATCTGAAATTGATCTGACTACCGTTGTCCCTGCTGTATCTACAACCGAAGGTGCCCTTGCTGGTGTTTTCCGTTGGGGTCCTGTAGAGCAACGTGTATTAGTCGATTCAGAATCAAATCTTGTAGCGAGATTTGGTAAGCCTACCAATTTAAACGCAGAAACATTTTTTACAGCAGCCAATTTCTTATCGTATGGTAATAAGTTGTATATTGTTCGTGCTGCCAATACAACCAGCGCAGCGAACGGCGCACTAAATGCATTAGCCAATACTGGCTCTGTAACTAATACTTTAATATTTACTATTAAAAACGAAGAAGAGTATAACACAAAATTTGATGCAGGTACTCTTGCTGGTGATACAGACGTTAAGTTCATTGCCAAATATCCTGGAGCTTTAGGTAATTCATTAAAAGTATCTGTTTGCCCAACCGCAAATGCATATAGAAGTGTAGCGGATATTGTTGCTAATTCAACTATTAGCAGTAATCTTTCTTTAACAAGCATCAACTTAACAATCGGATCTAATACAGGTCTTGTCAAATTGGCAAACTCTGGAACCGGTACACTCGTAAACGCTAACACTGTTGCCTCAGACCTTATTAACGCTTTGACAATTGGAGATTACATAGAAGTTGGTAATAATACAATTGGTAAACAACAATTAAAAGTTACATCTGTAGATTCATTTCCTACTGTAAACTCTACTCATGCATACTTCAATGTAAGCTTTGAAGACAAGTATGCTCTATCTACAAACTTTACAGGTAATACAGTTGTACGCTATTGGGAGTATTTTAATAGTGTTGATGCTGCTCCTGGTCAATCAGAATATCAATCTAGCTTTGGCAACACATCAGCCAATGATGAAATGCACATTGTGATTGTGGATCAAGATGGAGCAATAACTGGTACACCTTCTACAGTACTAGAAGTATACGAAGGAGTATCGTTTGCTACTGATTCTAAAACAAACGATGGAGCCACAAATTATTATAAAGACATACTTAATTTAAACTCTAATTATGTTTGGTTTGCAAATCATATTGCAGCAATTACATCCAACACTGCCATAAATTTAACATCTTCTGCAGTAACTAAGCCAACAACAGTTTCATTTGCTGCTGGCCAAGATGGAGATGGAGAAGGGGATGTGTCAGTAGGTACATTGGCTGCAGCTTATGATTACTTTAAATCAGCAGAAGATGTTGATGTTTCATTAATTGTAGTTGGTAAGGCTCGTGGAGGTACAAATGGCGAGCAATTAGCTAACTATATTATTGATAATATTGCAGAAACACGTAAGGACTGTGTTGTGTTTGCCTCTCCTGATCGTGCCGATGTTATTAGTAATGCTGGCGATGAGTCGACCGATATTGTAACGTTCCGCAATTCTATGCGTTCAACATCATACGCAGTGCTTGACTCTGGATACAAATATCAGTATGATAAGTATAATGACCTATATCGTTATATTCCTTTAAACGGGGATATTGCAGGATTGTGCGTACGCACAGACGATACACGGGATCCTTGGTATTCGCCTGGCGGCTTTAACCGTGGCCAGATTAAGAATATTGTTAAGTTAGCATTTAACCCACGCAAAGCAGATCGGGATATTCTTTACAAAGCTGGGGTAAACCCAATTGTAACATTCCCAGGTCAAGGTACAGTATTGTTTGGTGATAAGACATTGTTAGCCAAGCCAAGTGCATTTGATCGTATTAACGTACGTCGTTTGTTTATTGTGCTTGAAAAAGCAATTGCAACTGCTGCTAAATTTACCTTATTTGAGTTTAACGATGACTTTACTCGTGCTCAATTTAAGAACTTAGTAGAGCCATTTTTGCGGGATGTTCAAGGTCGTCGTGGCATTTACGACTTCAAGGTAGTTTGTGATTCTACAAACAACACTGGAGAAGTAATCGATCGTAATGAGTTTGTCGGTGACATCTATATCAAACCAGCACGTTCTATCAACTTCATTCAGTTGAATTTCGTAGCGGTTAGAACGGGTGTTGAGTTCTCTGAAATTGTAGGGCAGTTTTAACGCCTAATAAATAAAGATAAGGAGAACAAACATGGCATTTAACGTAAATGAAATTAGAAGTCAGCTAAACTTTGGTGGCGCTCGTAACTCTCTATTTCAAGTAACAATCCAAAACCCTGGCAATGGGGTTGCGGATATTAAAGTACCATTCTTGGTACGTGCAGCTCAGATTCCTGCTGCAACGCTTGGAGTAATTGAAGTTCCATACTTTGGTCGTAAGGTAAGATTGGCCGGAGACAGAACATTCGCAGAGTGGACAGTTACAGTCATCAATGATGAAGACTTCGCAATTCGTAACGCAATGGAAGAGTGGTCAAATAAGATTCAAACGTTCCAGACTAACATCCGGGATTTTGCTTCTGCCAGCCCTCTAAATTATAAAGCCAACGCGCAGGTTACTCAGTTTTCTAAAACTGGGGAAGCGTTGAGAACATATACATTTAATGGTATATTCCCAGTAGAAGTATCTCCAATCGAACTTGATTGGAATGCAACAGATACTATTGAAGAGTTTACTGTATCGTTTGTATATGATTGGTGGGAAGTTAGTGGTGGTACAACCGGCAACGCCGGCGGTGCTTAATAATATGGAGGCCGGTTAAATCCGGCCTCATTAATTGGAGTTAATATGGAATTCCTAGGCTTCGAATTTCGAAAAAAAGGCCCCGTTGAAAAACAGGACCTTGACGAATTTATCCCTAAACAAAATGACGATGGGTCACTAGTAGTAGCTGCTGGTGGCGCCTATGGTACCGTCGTTGACTTAGAGGGTGCAGCTAAGAATGAAGGCGAGCTAGTAACCAAATATCGCGAAATGGCAATGCATGCAGAAGTGGATGCTGCTGTTGATGATATTGTTAATGAAGCTATTATTGTTGAGACGGAAGATACTGTTAGTATTAATTTAGACAAAAACAGAGATCTGCCGGACACTGTAAAAAAAGCAATTGTCTTAGAATTTGATAACATTCTTAGATTATTAGATTTTAACCATCAAGGGTACGATGTATTTAAACGTTGGTATGTTGATGGTCGTTTATACTATCATGCAATTATTGATAAGAATAAACCAAAAGACGGAATTCAAGAATTACGCTACATTGATCCTCGAAAGATCAAAAAAGTAAAGGAAACAAAACGCAAAAAGATTAGCAACAATTATGCAGCCTCGGATGTTGTTATAGGAGAAAATGAATACTTCATATACAACGATAAGGGATGGGGTGGCAGACCAACAGCTGGTCCTGCATCCAGTACAGCAACAACAGGATTAAAAATTGCTAAGGATAGTATTCTATACTGCACCTCTGGTTTGTTGGATAAAACAAACTCATTGGTAATTTCCTATCTTCACAAAGCAATTAAGCCTCTTAATCAATTAAGGGCTTTAGAAGACGCTACAATCATTTACCGTATATCAAGGGCACCTGAGCGCCGCATATTCTATATTGACGTGGGTAACCTGCCTAAGATGAAGGCAGAACAATATCTTCGCGATATGATGGTTCGGTATAAGAACAAAGTTGTTTATGATGCATCGACTGGAGAGATCAGGGATGATCGTAAATTTATGACAATGTTAGAAGATTTCTGGTTACCACGCCGCGAAGGTAATAGAGGCACACAGATCGATACATTGCCAGGTGGTCAAAACCTTGGAGAAATGACAGACGTAGAGTACTTCCAAAAGGTAATGTATAAGTCATTAAATGTTCCTGTATCTCGTATTGAGCCTGATTACTCTTTCAATATGGGACGTGCTACAGAAATTTCAAGAGACGAAGTTAAGTTTTCTAAATTTATTGATCGTTTACGTACACGGTTTAATCATTTATTTTTAAAAGCATTAGAAAAGCAATTAGTTTTAAAGCAAATTATAACGCAAGATGAATGGAAAGCCATTGCAACGGATGTTAAATTTGTTTATGCAAAAGACAATTACTTTGCAGAATTAAAAAATAATGAAATATTAAATGATCAAGTAAATGCATATCAAGCTTTATTGCAAACTGGGGCAGTTGGTAAGTATTATTCCCATAAATGGGTCAGACAACACCTCTTTAGCCAAGATCAAGATATGATGGAACAAATGGATAAAGAAATTCAAGAAGAGATGAATAATCCTATTTTGAATCCTCCTGTAGAGCAAGACCCTCAGCAAAATGGCCAACAAACTTAAAAATGTATAAATAGTGGAGAATATATGACAACACCAACTTTTACCCCTACTGATATTGTAAATTTTGCTGCAGCAAAAGATGCTGTCAACATTAGTGCTGCTTTTGATCAATTAGTTGGTCAGAAGGTAGTGGATGCAATTCAAGCTCGTAAACAGCACGTAGCATCAGCAATGTTTAATGATGCGCCTCAAGATGAAGTAGAGGCTTCTGCTGATGACGCAACAGTTGCAGACGAAGAACAAGTAGAACAAGAAACCGAGGAATCCGATGAAGACGCTCAAGTCACTAATTGAAACTTTTAGACAAGTTCAGAAACATGAACAGGGTGTACGTAAACCTGGAGTTACTGCGCCTGAAAAAAAGTTTGTAGGCAATACACCTGTTTCTTTAAAAGGAAACGTTCCAGCGCCAACTCTAGGAACTCAAGAGTTTATTGACGATCACGAGATTGAAATGTTGCCAGATGCTAATGGCAATGGCGATGATGTATTTAAAGCCACCAACGTTAAAACTATTGATCGTAAAAAAGAAAAACATGGCCATTCAGCAAAAGACAGCGAAGCAGTAAATGAAATGTCAGCTGCTGAAATGAAAAAGCGTGAAGAAATTGTTAAAGGAATGAAAAAGAATCTTTCTTCTTTTACACAACGATATGGTAAAGATGCTAAATCCGTAATGTATGCTACTGCAACAAAGCAAGCAATGAAAGAAGAAGTAGAAGAGCAGAAATACGATTCTATTTTAGAAGCCGTAAAAGTACATCAAGAAGAACAAGAGCTTGTAGAAGCATATGCAACTATCCTTGAGTCAATATACGAGGGGTTAGAAACAGACGAAGAAAAACAGCACTTTGAAGAAATGTTAGATTCCGACGATGCTTTTGATGAGCTCGTAGAATTAGTAGAAAGCGTTGTAACAGAAGAGGAAGAACAATAATGGCAGAAATGGTAAAAATCATTGCATCGGAGATTGCTCTGACAACTGCTAACACAGTTAGCAATGCTTCTGTTGTACGTATTAATAATAACAGCGGTGGTGCAGTTTTAATTACTCGGGCTAACAGTGGTACCCTTGGTACAGTTACGTTAGTTTCTGGAGAAGTTATATACCTACAAAAAGCACCATCTGATACACTAGCATCAAACGTAGCAGTTCGTGCTGTATCTGTATCATTTAATTAAGGACAGGGAAAATGAAACTCTTTACCGAATTAGTAGAAAACGTTCAGTATGTCGTTGAGGAGAAAAACGGTAAGAAGGATCTATTTATTACTGGTCCCTTTATGCAAGCCGAACAAAAGAACCGCAATGGCCGTGTATACAAGTTAGATGTACTTGAGCGGGAAGTAGAGCGCTATAATAACGATTACGTTAAGTCTAACAGAGCTCTTGGTGAGCTTGGCCACCCAGAAGGTCCATCAATTAATCTTCATCGTGTTTCTCACAAAATTGTAGAACTTAAACAAGACGGAAATAATTTTATCGGTAAGGCAAAGATTTTAGAAACACCAATGGGATTGATTGCAAAGAATCTCCTTGAAAGTGGTGTTCAGTTAGGCGTGTCAACACGTGGTATGGGATCCTTGAAAGAGGTAGATGGTGTTATGGAAGTGCAGGATGACTTCTTTTTAGCGACCGCTGCCGACATTGTTGCTGATCCTTCTGCACCAGATGCATTCGTTCAAGGCATTATGGAGAACGTGGAATGGGTGTGGGATAACGGCATTCTCAAAGCGAGACAAGTTGAAGCCTACAAGGAAATTATTACAAAAACTAGCAAGCGGGATTTGAGTGCAGCCAAACTTTCTGTGTTTGAAGACTTCTTAAAAACGCTTTCGAATAAATAAACATATAAATAACAATATCATCTCAATTTAGGAGAAAACTATGTCTCAACAAGATTTACTAGAAAAAGCATCTGACGCAGTTGGTGGCGGTGCTACAGGCGTATCTAAAAGTGCAGATCCAGTAGCTACTGGCGACGCACACGCAAACCGCAAGGCCGATAAGTCCGAAGGCGAAAAAACAGCTAAGGGTCAAGGCGATGCAGATAAAAACACCCCAACAATGGGTGGTAATGATTCTGCTGAAGCTAACAAGAAAACAATTGCTACTAAAGCAAGCGCAGCATCGTCTTCCATGAAAGAAGAAATTGATGGCTTGTTTGGTGATGACCTTTCTGAGGAATTTAAATTAAAAGCAACAACTATTTTTGAAGCTGCTGTAGCTGGCCGTATTGCAGAAGAGCGCACCGCTTTAGAAGAAGAGTTTGCTGCTAAGACAACAGAATTAGAAGAAACTTTTGCAAAACAAAAAGAAGAACTAGTTGAGGAATTGTCTGCTCAAGTTAGCGACTACCTTGATTATGTTGTAGAGCAATGGATGGAAGAGAATCAAGTTGCTATCGACTCCTCATTGAATACACAAATTGCAGAAGAGTTTATTCAAAAGTTAAAAGGTTTGTTTGAAGAATCGTACATTCAAGTTCCAGCAGAGAAAATAGACGTTCTCGAGGAGCTTGCTGCTAAGCTAGAAGATATGGAAGAGAAGTTAAACAGCGTTGTTGCTGAGAACCTTGAACTTCGTTCCGTAGTAGAATCTAAAAAGCAAAAAGACATTTTTGCTGAAGTTTCTGAAGGTTTAGCATTGACGCAAGTTGAGAAGTTCCGCACACTTGCTGAAGGTGTCGATTATGATTCCGCGGAAACATATCGTAAGAAGCTTGAGATTGTAAAAGAGCAGTACTTTACTGAAACTAAAGCTACAGCAAAAACAATCGAAGAGCAAGAAATGGTTGAGTTAGATGAAGAAGTAACCCCACAGGCTAAAGCTCCTACAGGTCCTGTATCTAACTATGTTTCTGCTATTGCAAGAACAATCAAAAAATAAAAGTTTTATAAATAAGTTTATACCCAATTTTTAACAAGGAAGGGAAACCACAATGTATCTAGTGACTGCTGTTCTCCTCGAGAACACAGAGCGCGCTTTGCGCGAAGCTGGTGGCCATGTCGGCGGTCAATTTTTGACAGAAGCCGCTCATGCTAACCAAACTGGCGCTGACATCGACACGTTCGATCCAGTGTTGATTTCGTTAGTTCGCCGTGCAATGCCAAATCTAATCGCGTATGACATCTGCGGCGTACAGCCAATGACTGGTCCTACAGGTTTGATTTTTGCAATGCGTGCTAAGTATAGCAATTCTTCTAACTCTGGCGTAGAGTCTTTCTACAACGAAGTTAATACCGCATTTGGTACAGTTGTTGGTGGTGCTAACACACTTGGTGACAAGCATGTTGGTGGCTATCCAGGCAACACAACCACTGGTACAGCAAACTTAGCTGAAACAGGCATTTACAACTACGGTTCTGGTATGGGCACAGCTCAAGCAGAAGCTTTGGGAACATCTGGTAACACAGCATTCCCAGAAATGGCTTTCAGCATTGAGAAAGTTTCCGTAACAGCTAAGACACGTGCTTTAAAAGCTGAGTACACAATGGAACTTGCACAAGACTTGAAAGCAATCCATGGTCTTGATGCAGAAACAGAATTGTCTAACATCCTCACAACTGAGATCCTTGCAGAGATCAATCGTGAAGTTGTACGTACAATCGCTGTAACAGCTCAACAAGGTGCTTCGTCTGGTACAACAACTGCTGGTCGTTTTGACTTAGACGTTGATGCTAACGGTCGTTGGTCTGTTGAGAAGTTCAAAGGCTTAATGTTCCAAGTTGAGCGCGAAGCTAACCAAATTGCCAAGGCTACACGTCGTGGTAAAGGTAACATCATCATCTGCTCTTCAGACGTAGCTTCTGCATTGCAAATGGCTGGTGTGTTAGATTACGCTCCTGCATTGAACAGCAATAACTTGCAAGTTGACGATACTGGCGCTACATTCGCTGGTGTGTTGAATGGTCGTATTAAGGTTTACATCGATCCATATGCAACAGGCAACTACATGGTTGTTGGTTACAAAGGTGCATCCGCATTTGACGCTGGTTTGTTCTACTGCCCATATGTTCCATTGCAAATGGTTCGTGCAGTTGACACAGGTTCTTTCCAACCTAAGATCGGCTTCAAGACTCGTTACGGTATGGTTGCAAACCCATTCGCAGAAGGTGCTACAGTTGGTTTAGGCGCCCTTACGAAGGACAGCAACGTTTACTATCGTCGTGTTCTAGTAGACAACATCCTTTAATAGGAAAAAAAGTCCCCGCAGAGGGATATTTAAAAGGCTCACTTCGGTGGGCCTTTTTTTTATCTGGATAAATAGTAGAGGAGGCAATTAATGTCATATTCGAATACTGAACCAGTTAATAAGAATTTTTTATCCCCTTTAGGATTTAAATTCGTTATTAAGAAAACACCCCACGTGAACTACTTTGTTCAATCAGTTAATCTTCCAGATGTAGAACTGGGAGAAACCTTTCTACCTACTCCATTCGTTCGTACTCCAATTGCTGGTGATCATATTGAATATGGTAATCTAACATTTACATTTAAAGTAGATGAGGCAATGAAGAATTATTTGGAATTATTTAATTGGATAAAAGCAATTGGATTTCCTAATAGTTTTGAAGAGCATAAAGCTGTTGACCCTAAATTTGTTCCTACCTACACAGGAGATGGAATATACTCAGATGTATCCCTCCTTGTCCTTTCTAGTGCAATGAATCCAATACATGAAATTACATTCATTGAGGCATTCCCTGTATCTCTTACAGACTTTTCTTTTGATTCTCGTTTACAAGATGTAGATTATATCGACGCAACTGCTACATTTAAATTTAGAACATTTAACATTACCTCGTTGTAATTGAGTCTTTTATAAGGGATAATAGTCCCAAATTGGTTTATTAAAGTGATAATAATATGAAGCTGGATGAAATACAAACAATGTGGGAGCGGGATGCGCAGATAGATCGCACTGAACTTGGCGAAGAGTCATTGCGTATTCCCCAACTCCATTCAAGATACTTCAAGCTATTTTCCCAAGAAAGGTTAGTTCTTCGAAAGATGGAAGCTGACTGGAAGCAGCTCTATAGGGATAGATTTGAATGGTACAATGGAACCCTTTCTGAAGAATCGCTCAACGAACATGAGTGGCAACCAAATCCTTTAAAGATATTAAGAACAGATATTTCTATGCATCTGGAAGCTGATCAATACCTACAAACAATTGGGTTAAAGCTTGAGATGCAAAAAGAAAAGGTAGATTTTTTAGAAGCAATTATAAAGAGCTTAACTACTCGCGGATTTCAAATTAAATCAGCAATTGAGTGGGAACGGTTTAAGATGGGCGCTTAATGGCAGACATTTCAATTGAAAAGTATAACTCAGTATACAATAAGATACATTGCGATACTTCAATTGGGTATGAGCTAGGCCAATACTTTACTTTTCAAGTTCCTGGTGCTAAATTTATTCCAGCAGTAAGAGCAAAACGTTGGGATGGAAAGATAAGGCTCTTTAATACTGGAACGCATTTAATATATGCAGGTCTTAATCACTACATTGAAGAGTTTGCAAAAGATCGTAGTTTAGAAGTAAATTATCTAACCGACTTCTCTCCAGAAGAGTTTTCCGTGGAGGAGGCTCGTCAATTCATGGCTAAATTGGATTTGACCATGGAACCAAGGGACTATCAGTTGGAAGCGTTCATACACGCTATAAGACATCAAAGAACCCTTTTACTATCTCCTACAGCATCCGGTAAATCTTTTGTTATCTTCCTATTAATATGTTATGCGCTTTCCCACAAAGATGGGAAATGCCTTGTTATTGTTCCAACAACATCTCTTGTACATCAGATGTGTTCTGATTTTGCTTCATATACAAATAATGAATATCTAAAAGATATGGCTCATAAGATCATGTATGGGTATGATTTAGAAACAGAGAAAAGAGTAATAGTATCTACGTGGCAATCAATATACAAACTTCCTAAAAAGTGGTTTCAAGAATTCTCTTGTGTTGTTGGAGACGAAGCCCATTTATTTAAAGCTAAGAGTCTAACAGGCATTGTTAGTAAGATGGTTGATTGTGACTATCGATTTGGATTTACAGGAACGTTGGATGGTACCCAAACCCACAAACTGGTATTAGAAGGATTGTTTGGTCCAACTAAGAAAGTAACAACAACTGCAGAATTAATAGAACAAAAACATTTAGCAGAATTTACAATCAAATGCCTTGTCCTTAAGTATACCGATGAAGAACGTCAATTGCTTAAGAAAGCAACATACCAAGATGAAATAGATTGGATTGTAAGACATGAAGGAAGAAATAAGTTTATTCGCAATCTAGCCTTGTCTTTAAAAGGAAACACTTTAATTCTTTATCAGTTTGTAGAAAAGCATGGAAAAGTATTAAACACTTTATTTGATGGTAGAGGAAGAGATGTTACGTTAGTGCACGGAGAAGTAGATTCTCTTGTAAGGGAAGAAGTAAGACGGGTTGCAGAAAAAAACAACGATATGATTATCATAGCGTCCTATGGTACTTTTTCTACTGGCGTCAATATAAAAAACCTACATAATATTATATTTGCAAGTCCTTCTAAATCTCGAATTCGTAACTTACAATCAATAGGTCGTGGTTTGAGAAAGGGGAGTACAAAGAGTGAAGCTACCCTTTATGATATTGCTGATGACTTATCGTGGAAGACCCATAAGAATCATACGCTGCTGCATTTTGCAGAACGTATAAAAATATACGGTGAGGAACAATTTGATTATAAAATATACACCGTTAAGTTGAAAGGATAGTATGTTAGCTCTACTAAAGCTA